CTGGAGCTGGCGCAGAGCAGCTTAAATGCGATTCAGGCGCGCAACACGCGCTCGCCGCGGGCGATAAATGACGCCGCTCGGCTCGGCCGCCCCGGCCGGCGCCCCGACTTCAACTGGATCATCGGTAGCACCTCCTAAGGGCCCCCTAACATGACTTGGACCGACATCGTCACCAGTGCGCTGGTGCTGATCAATGAAGCCACGCCTGGCGAAACGCTGAACCCTGACGAAGCCTTCGATGGGGGCAACGTCTTCAATGCGTTGTTGGCCGCCTGGAACCTCGTAGAAGAGCACGTGTTCGTAGTGAGCAATTACCAGGCGGCCCTGACAGCCAGCACCGGCTCGTATCAGATCGGCGTCGGCGCTACCTCGCCCGGGTTCAACACGATTCGCCCGGTCAAGATCGAGTCCGCCGGCGTCATCCTGGGCGGGGTCCGCACGCCGCTCGAGATTATCAACTCGACGAAGTGGGCCGCTATTAACGACAAGGCGGCCACTGCTCTCGTCCCGAGCCTGCTGTACAACGACAACAACTACCCGCTGGCAACGCTGAACCTCTGGCCGCGGCCGTCGGGCACCCCGACGCTGGACCTGTTCTTTTGGGGCGAGTTTACCTCGGTCACCAACTACAAGTACACCGACCTGGTCGTCGACGCGACCAACGCCAACCAGGTGACGAGCGCCGGCCGGCCGTTCACCTCCGCGGACATCGGGAATTTCATCAACGTCGGGAACCAGGTATTCGGCTTCACGCCCGGGCGGTACGCCATCAATTCGGTGGCGACCGGCAAGGCGACGCTGTCGGCGAACGTGGGCACGACCGGCACCACCGGCGGCATCGGCACCTACGACAGCACAGCCGACTTTCCGCCGGGCTACCTGAAGGCGATCCGCTACAACCTGGCGGTCGACCTGGCGCCGGAATACGGCCGTTCTCCGGACCCGTCAGTGATGCAGATCGCGGGCGCCTCGCTGGCCGCGCTGCGTGCCTTGAACGAGAGCAACGAGCTCGGCACTGAGCAGCCGCCGGCGCCGGTGCTGCAGCAGTGAAGTTTAACCTCGTCGGCCCGACCTACCGGGCGCGCAACGTCGCGATCGACCAGCAGCTCTCGATGAACGTCTACACCGAGACGAACGAGAGCGGCGGGGGCCGATCGCCGAAGTCACTCGTCGCCCGGCCGGGATTGCAGCTCTTCTGCACGCTGCCAAATACCCCGGTGCGCGCGTTATTCGCGGGCGAGAATCGCCTCTTTGCCGTCGGCGGATCCCACCTGTACGAGCTCACCTCGGGCACCCCGTCGGACCGTTCCACGCTCAGCGGCGCCACCACGATCGGCAACGATGGCACGCTGGTGTCCGCGGTGCTCAACGGCAACCAGCTCGGCCTGGCGTCGGCGGGGGACTTCTACTGTGACTCAGGCGCCGGCCCGGTGGCGATCGGCTTCACGCCTGGCCTCGAGTCTGGCACCCCACTGACGACCGGCGCCGGCACGTCGACCACGTCGTTAACGATCGCGAGCAGCGGCTCCAAGACTCTCACCACCCAGACCGGCCTGGCATTCGGCACCGCGGATATCGGGGAGAACTACCAGGGAGACCGCATCCGCATCTCGAGCTCGGCCTCTCCCGGCAACTATATGGTCGGGGTCTGCACTGCCTACAACTCGAGCACGGGCAGCCTGACGGTTACCGTCCTGCAGTCCGAAGGCTCGGGCACGTTCTCGAGCTGGAACGTCCTGCTGGCTGTGCCGGCGGTCCAGTGCGGTTGGTTGGACGGGCTCGGCGTCGTCCAGCAGTCCTACAACTCGAAGTACTTCAACACGTCCATGCCGCTGGATATGACGTCGTGGGATCCGCTGGACTACGCACAAAAAGAGGCGTACCCCGACAGCCTGGCGGGGATGTTAGTCGACCACGAGGAGCTCTGGCTGTGGGGAATCGAGGGCACGACCGAGGTCTGGCGGTCGTCGGGCGCGGCGCCGCCGGCGTTCCCCTTCCAGCGCGACCCTGGCGCCCTGATTCACTACGGCTGCTATGCGCCGTTCTCTCCATGCCGTTTAAACAACGGTGTCGCCTGGCTCTCGAGCGACCAGAGCTCCCGCGGCCGCGGCGGACCGTTTGCGGTATACGCGCAGGGCTATCAGCCGGTGCGGGTGAGCACCCACGCGATCGAGGCGGCCTGGGCGGCATACGCCGAGTACCGCGACGCGATCTCCGACAGCTTCATCCAGAACGGGCATCACTTCTGGCAGATTCATTTTCCCTCGGCGAACGCCACCTGGGTGTATGACGCGACCGAGGGGGAATGGCACCAGAGGGGCCATTGGAACGGCTCGAGCTGGGACCGCACGCTCGGCTACCTGCACGCTTACACCGACCTGGGGCCGGGCCCGCGGCACTTCGTAGCGGACTGGTCGACCGGGAATATCTACATCGAGAACTACACGACCACGACCGACAACGGCGACCCGGTGTACTGGCGGCGCGTGGCGCCGTACCTGGCCGACGACGAGAAGCCACTCTTCCAGCAGCGTCTGCAGGTGGACGCGGCGCAGGCTCTCACCATGTGGCTGGAGTACTCCGACGACTACGGCGCCACCTGGTCGACGAAGAAGTACCCGCGGCCGCTGGTGTCGACCCCCAGGCAGGGCTACCGCTACACCTGGAGCAGGCTCGGGCAGGGGAAGCATCGGGTCTACCGGGTGACGGGGACCGGCGCCGGCGAAGGCACCGCGCTGATCGGGGCGTACATGAGAGGCGCCGAGGGGGCGGACTAGCGTGCCGTCGGATCAGAAAACGAACGTCCCCAGCGTCCCAGTCCGGACGCCAATGTACGACGATCCGGACTTCACCGCGAACAACGGGAACCTGACGCGCACGTGGATTATCTTTTTCGAGCGCCTGCTCAAGGCCACCGGGAGCGGGTCGGGCACCGGGGGCGGCACCGGCGGCGCCGCGGGCCCCTTCCAGCGCACGCTGCTGCTCAAGGACACGACCGTCGGCAATGATATCGCCGACCACGTCGTCGTCTACGGCTCGAGCTCGGGGCACACCAGCACCGCGCAGCGGATGGTGGCGGTCCTCCGGAAGGCAATTACGTCCGACCTTACGGTGCGGATCAATCTGTACTCGAGCGCCGGTGTTTTGCTCGGGGTGGTCGGCACGTACACGATTCCGCACGCGACCGCGATCAACACGGTGATCACTTCCACGACCTTCACGACGAGCTCGCTACCCGACGAGTCGGTGCTCACCTGGGACGTTACAGCCTCGGACGGATCCGCCGACGGGGCCGGCGTCGCGACCGTCACTCTCGAATGGGCGTAAGCTACTCTCGGCCGGGGATCGCGCCCGTCTACACGACGCTGCGCTGGGACACCTCGGCCAACCTGCGCGCAGACATTGACGCAGCATTCACGGCTGCCGGCGTGGCGTCGAAAGCGGCCGTCACGAACGGCTGGAAATACAACTTCACGTCGCCGCAAGGCTTGAACTGCAAAGTGCTGGTGCAGGACAACGGCAACCGCACCGGCCTATACCCGAACACCTGGCCGTGCATCGACGTGATGTTCATGTCGGCGGACGAGTCGAAGGTGGGCTACCGGCATCCGCTCGGCTACGGCTACACCTCGGTGAACTACCCGGATACGTCGGGCACGCCGGGAAAGTATGAAATGCATGCAGGCCCCTGCCAGTTTTTTATCGCTATGCAGGGGCTCGCGGACGGCAAGGGGAATTCGGTGGCCGGCGGCATCCCTTCCGTCGTGAAGCCGGTGGCGGGCAGCGCGTGCGCCTCGGCGAACGGTCCCGACGATGACGTGTCGCAGATGTTCTGGTCGTGCGGCTCGCCGCCGCTGATTGGGGCGTATGATTTCCGCTGGCAGCGGTACTGCAATTCGTATTTCAGCTACCTCCGCAACAACCACCTGGTGGTTTGGGATCCGGCCATACCGGCGCCAGACCCGCCCGCGCCGCTCGCGGTGAGTGGCTCGGCCTATGGCTACAGCCCGTTTGATGGCGGGCTCGAGCTCTACCCCCTGACGCATCCCGTGGACGTGGAATGGCCCTTCAGCCAGTGGGAACGGGTGGTCAAGTATAAGAGCAGCGGCGCGGGGATAGCTGGCGGCGACCCTCTCCTTATCGACGCCTTTATGGGTTGGGAATTCCAAATCGAGGGGCAGCTCTGGGATGCGCTGATGGCTACCAGGGACCTGGATCTCGGCAAGCGGCTGACCCTCGTGATGGATGACGTGGCGGGCAGCCCGCAGAAAAGCACCTGGCAGGTCTGGAACCACTACGTCCACAGCACGGGGGCCGGGATCTCGCTCCGCGAGTTTTCCGACAGCGGGACATATTTCTGCTCCCTTTGCCTGCTGGTGGGGAAGCCCTTTACGGCACCCCCGCCGGGGCCGGCGGCGCCTGGCGAGGTGTTCAACTTTGCATACTGACAGCCTCGCTATTCAAATGTCATCCGCGGTTGGGATGCAGCAAGGCACGCCGCTCAACCCTCTGATCAGACAAGATGACGTAATTAACGCGATTAAAAACCTACTAGAGCGCGTGGGTTGGTATCCACTCGGCAGAAGCGCATCAGGCACGGTCGGATACCCGCTCGGGTTCCCGACGGTTTCAGGGATTCAGGTCAACTTTCCGAAGCATCAGGCTACCTGCTGGACGATGCCGTTCCTCAACGTGGACGGGGTCAATTACACCCCCTACGA